ATTGGGAAGTCGAGATAAGCAGACCATAAGCCCGCAATTCGTTTGTGGTTGTAATACGGATGTCCATAAACGCTTCCGCGCTGTTGGATCGTAGTAATGACCTCATCAAACAGGTTTTCAGTTTTTGTCATAATCGAACACTTCATCAGACTTTGCTTGAATGTTTGTCAATCGTCTATGCGATTGCCATCCAGCTTCTCTGCCCTTCCAATAACCATTCTGGAATGCAGTATCTCTGATTTCGTAGATAATCCAAGTAAATGCTCCTAGCCCTAAAAATATCCAAGCCAGTTGTAGCATGTCGTCTTTTGCTGTCATGTCGCTCCCTACATATACACAGACCATCTGTGCATACATAAAGTATGACCTAAATCAAGGAAGCGTGGTTAATTAGTTTCGGCGTGTTTTATAACGATTAGATAAAGCCAAGAGCCTCAACTGCGTCGATATGATCATCAATCGTGCGGGGCTGATAATCTGTTTCACACTCCATAAGAACGCTTATTGTAGCTGAATGACCCATCATGATTGACTGGCACTACTTCTACGCTCATCCCTTTCTTGCCAAAACTGAGCACAACAAAACCCATATTCCAGTCGGCTGATGCATATTTGAGATAAGAAGCCTTGTTTTTCATGTCCATTAGATGACCTGCCTCAATGCCCCAAATCGTTGAATAACGGCCATTTAAGCCAGTTTGGTGTCGAGTAGCACCCTGCCTATGGGTATGACCACAAACTACGCTATTACCCCACTTTTTAGCCAGATTAAGGGCAGTTATACCAGCGTGCTTGGACATGACTCCTTCGTCGCCATGAGCAAGATACCAGCCCTTTTCAAATTCATAAGCCCTCTTATGGAAACGGATGCCAAGATCAGAGTAATTCATAAATTTCTCATATACCAATTCCGGCAATCCAAGTAATGATGGCGCACCTTTAAGAAGGGTGGTAAATAATCTATCGGTATGATTTGATCTAATAATATCTGTCGTGCCTAAATCGTAAAGAATGTTTTGAGCAATGGTTCTTTCCTCATCGAGTGTTTCAGCAAACTCAAGTTTTGTGTGTTTCACCCAACGCGATTGACTGGTCATATCCAGCTCATCACCAACATTTAGAACATAATCAAACTTCTCATGTTTGCCCATGCGAATAAGGTTTTTTACAGCTTGTGGGTGGTGTAGTGGAATTTGGAGATCTGGGGTGACGAGATACCTGCGGTTAGCCTTAATCGTTTTCCTCATCGTCAGTTGGATCTATGGAAGGAATAATTCCCCCATCGCCTACGATCCAATCAGGAAAAGTTTTATGTTCAGTCATAAGCCAAAAAGCATGTTCAGGCGTAAATCCTGCTTTTCTAGCTGCTTTATAGCATTCATGCAAAGCCATGTAATGCTGATCGATCTTTGTTAATGGTTCAGGAGTTTGGCGAACGACTCGACGATTGATCTTTTTGCGTTTGATAGGTTTTCGTGTGTTCGCCATAATTAAAATTATGACTTACTAATTAACACAAATAGATCATCGACACGCTTTTCAAGCCGATTAATTTGATCTTTCATTGATGAGCCACCATTCGGGCGCAACTCTGCTAAATAGGATTTAATAACCCAACGCAGAGCCAGCAATAAACTACTTGCGATTGCGCATGCGCCAACGCCTAAAGCGACCCATTCGTTTGGACTCATTAATCAACCTTGAAACCAAACGCTTGATCTGATGGGTTCAAATAGCGAATTGCGACTGGAATTACAGCTGCCAATCCAGCAAACAGCATTCCCTTCAAATCAAAAGCATCAACACTATAAACAGCCAATGCACCAGCCAAAAATGATCTGATCCATGATGCTGCCATCGCCTTATATTGTTTCATTTTTTCCTCCTAGTAATGGAATCTCAAAAAATTTAGTTGAATGATCTGCTGTGGATTTGAAACTGATATGAATATGATGATTATGAGCATTAATGCCAGAATACTTGCGCCATTTCCAAAACATTCTAGGACTGGCAATTTTTCCTTGATGAATTACATAAGCGATACGCCCATTATCTCGCCCATAGATCCTAATCTGATCTGCCAAATATGCTGAAATCCCTTTGTCGTCAGAAAGCCGAGCGTCAATATCAATTGCTCGCACGCATCCTGATTGTTCATCTGGATTGTGATCGCTTGTTCTTGATGAATGCTTAGCATCACCAATCCACCCATCAGAAAGACGGCTACGCCCTGCGAACGCATCATCTACTTGCTCTCTTAACTGAACAGCAGCTTTAGATAACCAAGCTTTCATTAGCCAATTAACAATTTTGCTTCATTGGCAGTTAAACCCAAGCGATCAAGAATTTCTTGGCGTTTAGCATCACGCTCTGCTTTTTCATCAATAGCAACGTGGGCTGCAATAGCAGCTTTTAATTCATCATCGGTTAATTCAACTCCATCTGCTGGTAAAATTAACTTTTTCTTTGGATCATTAAAGTCAGCAATTAATCCCTTACCACCAAGTTCTTTAGTTAATTGTGCTAAATTAATTTCTTTTGATGTTATTGCCATTTTATGACCCCAAATCTATAACAGTAATGGAACGATTTGCAAAACTTGCTGTTGAACCGCCTTGTTGTCTATATTTTGCTGTAAATGTATTAGAACCTGCAGTCACAGTTTGATATGAAACAAATGAAACTTGAGGCGCATAATTATTGCCCTGTGTATCATCAATATACATATCTAAACCATTTTCATCTGCAGCTGCGGTTGTTGTTGCACCGCTAATTGCAAAACTCATTCTTCTATGAGTATATGTGTTTGTTCCATATAACCAACCACTAACTATAACCATAACTTTTGTGCCAGTTGTTAGGGTCACTGCAGGTCCAGCAGTTGTTAAATTTGTATATGAGGATGATGTTGTTGATTCAGCGTTAGCAATTGTAGCTGATGCACTTTTTGGTGCTGAACTTGGTATAGTTGCCCAACTTGGAATTCCACTTGCAACAGTTAAAACTTGACCAGTTGTTCCAATTCCAAGACGAGCAGGTGTTGAACCACTTGATGAGTAAATTGTATCGCCAGTTGTAGTTAATGGATTTGAAAAACCATTTGCCCAAGATGGAACTCCAGCAGCGACTGTCAATACTTGACCAGTTGAACCAATTCCAAGTCTTGTATTTGTATTAGCAGTTGATGAACGATATTCAATATCGCCAAGAGTTGTAGATGGATTAAGATTTTTAGTAGTTGTGTCGATGGAAGTTCCAAGCGATCTAATCGCTGATGCACCATCTTTGACCAACGCTGTATCATCAGGCGTTGTCCATGAATAGTTGGTTGTCGTTGCCATTAATCTCCTTTAGGCGACTATTGTCGCATTTTCCCATGTAAGTATAGCGGATAGTGTATTCCATGCCTCACCGACAGGCACAGTATTCCATCGCATAGCGATTTGACTGAACGCAACTGGTGAAAGATTGATTGTCAGGAATAGTTCATTAAATCTAGTGCTCCAACGCCATCCTTCAACATAACCCTCAAATTCTCCGTCTGAAATCTGAGCTGGTAGATTTTGAATGTTTAATGGCTGACCCATAAAGATCCCAAGCAAATTATCTCTATCTGAGTTATCAATTTCAGGATTTGTCAATGGGAAAGTTATGCTTTGAAATACTGGTAAAGGAAAGGCTCTCTGAGCAATATATCGATCTGCCACAGCTTGAGCATCCACAGCTGAATGAATGGTTGATTGAATGCTTTCACCTTTGTAGCCATAAAGCGCAATTGAAGAAGCTGATGATGCAGTCTTTTCTAAACCAAAATTTGAGCCGTAATTGATAATGATGTCATTTCGAATATCACCTGATCTAGTGATGGTTGATAAACCTGAACCTAAAGCATGATTGGCATCAAGATCAACATAACCATTGGCTAACAGATAAGTTTGTCTATGGTCTGCATCTGCATATCCGATATTGCCTTCATTGTCCTCATACAAATATCCAAAGGCTGAATTGGCTATAAGGCTTGCAATGTTGTAAATAGTGTCTGGGGCTTCCGTTCCACTTCGATTTTGCATTGTGTAAAGACCAGGCTGATCAATTTCACCAAGTCCTAGATTTTGAGCATTAGCCCAAGTTTCAGTTGCAGAATATGTTGCCCAAGTTGAAGCTGCTGGAACATCATTCCAAGTTCCAAGCAATACGCTTGAAAGAATTGCGTATATTTGATTGCCATCTTCATCTTGGGAAACTGCATCAGAATATAATTCTCTTGCTAACTTGACCAAAGATCCCATTGCCAAGATTGTGTAGTTAGCAACCTTTGCTATATTTCCAAATGCACCAACCTCAACAGTTAGATCGGTAATATCTCCACCAAAAAGATTGACATAAGTTCCGGAACTGTTTTTGACCTGTAATGAAAAACTGTCGTTAATTGCAAATGGCAAAGTTTGACCAGATAAAGCAACCAAAGTTACCTGCATGTAAGATGGGGATGGTTGGGTATAAATATCAGTCCGACCAGCCTGATGTTGAACATCGCTTATTGCTATGTTTGTGTAATCAGTTCCAGCGACTGTTAATTTCCATTGTGGAGTAAAGACAGTCATTAATTACCTTTGACGCTTGTGCCACTCAATGATGGAACGGATCTTGCTGCACTTTCATTAAGAACCTTAGCAACTGCTCTAGCTGCGCTTTCACTATCAATTGTATTAATTGTTATGTTATTAACGCTTGGATTTCCTGCGCCATAAGTAAAATTAGATCCGCTACCAGATTTCGGATACGAAGGAACTGAAACATTTCCAGATGGAGCAATTTGAGTTAATCCGTATGTCGCAGCACCAGCAGCGATAGCAGCCGCAGCTGTTCCAACTGATGCTCCACCGGTTGCAAATGCAGTAGCAACACCAGCAGCCGCAGCCGCATTTCTAAGTGCAACCATAGCGGTTATTAATGTTTCAATAGATGCAACAAAGGCTGCTATTTTGTTTGCTACAAATACTGTTGCAATAATTCCACCCAAAATAATTAATTCATCTTTAATGCTAATAATAAATTTGATTACAGAAATTAATTGCTGACCAAAATCATAAGCACCTTGAGTTGCATCAGTTATTCCAGCAACTACACCGCTTTCACCAGTTAATCCAGCAGCAAAAGCCTGTATGTTAGGAACAACAGTTGCCAACATATAATCTGCTAATTCTTTTACAATAGGTAATAATGCAGTTCCAATTTTTTCTTTAGTTTCATCAAGGGCAATAGTTAATTGCTTAAATTTGAATTCAGCGTTAGTCGCTTCATTTTCAATAAATCCGTTATATGTTCCTTTTAATTGTTGCATAATCTGCTCATGCGACATTGTTTTTAAGGTTGCAGCATCAATGCCCAAACCTAATTTGCCTAAAGCAGCATTTTGTCCATCAAAACTTTTACCCAAAGCATTCGTTACTACTTCAAGCGGTTTTCCAGTAGCGGCTGCAATTTCTTGAGATAATGAAAGTAAGTCTTGGGCTTTTGCAACATCATTAGTTGATCGAATTAGTCGAGCAAATGCTGGTCTTAAAACATCATCAGTTGTGGCAGTAGCAATTGATTGTTTTGAAATGTAATTATCAATTGAAGCAATTTGATCCTCAGTTGCTTTAGTAGATGATCTAATAGTTTGTTCAAGAGATTTACGAGCATTCTCATCCTCAGCAGCAGCTTTGACAGCACTTACCGCAAAAGCAGTTGCAGCAGCACCAACGACTGCAAATGCCAATGCTGCCTTTTTGCTAAATTCTGCAATTTGATCAGAGTTATCTTGAACAGCTTTATCAGCTTCGCCAAGTTTCTTTTTAAGATCATCAACATCGGCAAGGATCGACAGTTTAAGCGTGCGATTACCAGTAGCCATTAGACCCATTCCTTAATAATGCGATCAAAACTTTGTTCCCATTTGTTAATCAATTCAGGCTGAATTCTGCGAAGGGTTGGATAAATGAACCATCCGCGAGATCCACGACCTTGTCGCCCAGAATATGCAGGGAACTGCTTGAATTTATTTGAACCAAACTCAAGACCACCCCATAGCGTTTGTGTAGTAGCACCGCCTGAAAACTTTTGTCTTGCGAAACCATAACTGAACTCACCGATTTTGCTTGACTTTGAGATGCTAACGCCATCCGCAACTCTCTGGACTGCCTTGCCTGCTTTTGTTCGAGAACTAGCTGCGACTTTAATTTCCTCAGATGCAAAATACGCCAAAGCAGCAGACTGAGTTCTAGCCTCCTCTGTTGCTTGTTCATCCATAAGTTTGAACGCTTTGTAAATATCGCGCAGATCGGTTTTATTATAGGCAATTGCTTCATCCGCCATACCTCTGCTCCAATATCTCGATAGCTGTTAAAATGTCCTCTGCATCAACCCATTCACTCATTGGTATTTGTGTGGCTATTGCCAACTCAACCAATAATCTGTTTAGGCTTCCTGCTGGATAACTTTTGGGTCTGCATCACCGACAATTACATCGGCAATTGTTTCCATCCAAGCCTCAAATGGTTTAACTGGTTTTCCAGCAGCTTCACGCTTATAAGCGTTATATGCTAAAAACATTAAATCCCACATTCCAAGTTTTTCTTTTGCTTGGCTTATGGTATGACCAGTTGATTTTTCCCATTTAGCCCACTCAGGCGGTTGGGCAATATAAGTTGCTTGCTCGCCTGAGTTATATTCAATTGTAATTGGTAGTTTCATTTTGCTCCCGGTTTTCTACTATTAGCTGACTGTTAAGGTCGGCTTTGCT